CACAGTCGCGCTGCGAGGACGGCTTCATCTGTCATGGTTTAGGGCACAAAAGCGGGGCGAGCCCCGAGGCCCGCGAGGGAGTACGTCCGTGCGTTGTCGAGGTACAGCGCGAACACGCCCGTGAGGGCAGCGAGGGTCCAGCTGCCACCCCGAGACGGGAGCCGTTCGCCTGAGACGTTGAGGTAGAAGCCGTCGCCGCCGAGGCCGGAGGGCGCCACCGGGAACAGACCCAGCGCCTTGAGGCGGGCAATGGCGGCAGCAGAAACCGGGTTGGCGCCGGTCGAATTGACCATGCCTTCGAAGCTGCTGCCGCTGACGCGGTAGAGCGTGTAGCCGGCCGTGCCGCTGTTGGCGCTGGCGTACTTGACCGTGCCGGCCGTGCCGGGCGCGACAAGGGTGCCGGTTGCGCCATCGATGGCCATCCACTCGGCCGAGCTGGCGCCGAAGTCGGCCGTCGAGAGCGCGGCATTGTTGTTCTCGATGACTTGGATCTCGCCATCGACGAGGCGCATGCCCGGCGACCACTCCCAGACGTTGCCGGTGAGGTCGGCGATGCCGAACGGGGTATTGTCGTGGCGCCAGGAGGTCGGTCCGGAGCCGGTGAGCGTGCGCGACTGCGTACCCTGATTGGCGCCTGTGACTGCGAGACCATCCGAGCGCGCGCCGACCTCGCTGGTGGCGTCCGAACTGCGGCCGTACTGGCTGTTGCCGCGCGGCTGGAAGCCGTTTTTCCAGCACCACAGCGCGATCGCGGCATACTCGACGTTGCTCATCAGGTGCCAGCCGGGGCCGTTGGCACGCACGAGACTGATAGCGGCGTCGTGCGTGATGCTGCTGATCGGATCGACGCCGGGCAGGCTCAGCATTTCGGCATTGCGGCTGACGCCGATGTGCTGACCGACGAAGATCTGCGAGTTCTCGACGCCGCCGACGATGAAGGCCGGGTGGGTGCCGGTGCCCAGGCTGGCATCAATCGACTCCAGCGTGAACTTGGGGATCACAGCCATGTAGCAGGGCTGGCCCTTGGCGGTGTACAGCACGGTGTTGCGCCCGCCCGAGGCGGACTCGACTGCTTTGCGCAGCGTGTCAGGGACGTTGATCGTGAGCGCCATTTAGATACCCTCCGGCGGGGTGATGGTGAATTCCGCGGCGGCCATGTCGCGCTCGACGGCGGCGTCGAGGTAGGCCGAGTACAGCAGCGCGTAGGCGGCGGCGTAGGTGGTGGTCTCGCCGGTCAGCTCGCCGGTGTGCGGGTCTCTCAGGGCGATCGGGCGCGCGGGGTCGTAGTCGACGCAGAATGTGCCGCACGGGCTGCGCGCCTCGATGCCGCCGTCGAGGACGATGACCCGCTCTTCATCGAAGCGCACCAGGGGCGTCGCGCCCCGATGGTTTTCGATGACCACTTGCGTGCAACGCTGCCAGCTATGTCCAGCTGCAGAGGTTTCTTTGTAGTCAGGCATGGTGGATCCTTACCAGGTGGTTAGCGCCACGCGGCGCCAGGTGTTGGTGGCGGTGCACACGTACAGGTAGGTGGCGTCCCAGCAGATTTCGCCTTGCGCTCCCGAAGCGGTGGCGGTGGCCGGCGTCTTGGCGAGCCGGATGCGTACTTTGTCGTCGGCCACATCCAGCAGGCCGGACGGCGCATTCGTGCCGATGCCGACACGGCCCGAGGCGTCCACGCGCAGACGCTCGAGGCCGGCCGTAAGCAACGCCACGGCATCTGCGCCGGGGAATTGCACGCCGGTGTCTCGATCGCCGGCAGGCGACAGCGGGGGTGGAAGGGTGGTGCCTGCGCGCAGAATCACGTCTCCGCCGGAGATCGCGCGGGCGGTGACGCCGATCTTGTCGAGCAACTCTGTGAACATCAGCGCGTAGAGCTCGGCGCGGTCTGTGACGCCGAAGGTGCCGCGATTCTCGATGGTCTCGCCGGTTGCCTTGGATGCCAGATCGAGCACGTAGGCCAGCGCCCCCACGAGCTGCCCGAGGACCTGCGAATTGTCTGCTGCACCGAGGCCGTCGAGTGCCTGGTCGCGGACATACTCGGCCTGCGCCTTGGCTTGCGTGGCGGCGGCAGCGTTCGCTGCGGCGCTTGCCAGGCCGGCAGCCATCGCGGCGCTATAGGTGGACGAGACGATGACCTGTTTGCCCGTCACGTCGGACTGCAAGGCGTTGGCCTCGTCGACGAACAGGGGGAGTGCTGCCAGTAACGCATCGGCCTGGTCGGCAAAGGTGCTGGGGGATGCGGCGCGGCTGGGCGGCGTGGGGAGTGCGGAGATTGGCATTAGACGAGGCCCTCAATTTCGATGGAGCATTCGGAGTAGTCTGGGTAGGCGATGACGACGTCGAAGTCGCGATAGAATCCGTAGAGGATGGTGCTGGCGTAACGCTCGGATCCGATGTAGACGGCCGGGGTGGCGCGCAGCGCGGCCAAGCGTTCCTGGAGCACGTCGACGTCACTGGCGGCGAGCATGAACGACCATCGGGCGCGTTTGCTGAACGCCCGCTCTACGATCGCGACGTTGCCCCAGGCGTCACGCTCCTTGCGGCTGTAGTCCTGGATGCCGACAGATGCCCCCATGTGCGTCCCGCCCAGGGCTACGTATTCGTGCAAGCGGCCGACGATGCAAGCGCCTAACGAGACGGTCTCAGTAGGGCCACCCATCAGCGTGACTTCGATCTGTGCTGCACGGTAGGTGGGCAGATCGAGTGCGATCGAGATCGTCTTGAGGCGGATGGGCTCGAAGAAATAGGTCCACCAATCGACGACGTTGGAGGGGTCGTAGAGGGACAAGGTGCGGTCGTACACGACCCCCTCGTTGGCATCGATCATGCGAACCCGGGCCGTCGAGGCGTTGCCAATGTTGAGCAGCGCGAGCGCATTGACGATCCCCGGCGTCAAGGTAAAGCCGATCTGGCCAAGCGATGAGGAGACGCTCCCGACCTTCTCGTCGAACGCGCGCCATCGATTGGTCGCCCCAAGATCGAGCCATTCGCCTGGGTTGCTGGCGGGATGCTTGCCGACGTTGCTGGACAAGGCCTCATAGATCTTGTGGGTGGCGCTTACGATGACGCGGTCGGCGGCGGCGTACGTGGTGATTGCAGACCACTCGGGATGGTCGGTCTCGGGGATGGAGCTCGAGACCATCTGTCCAGGGGCAATACGGACCGGGGCGATGATCTTCATGCGGAAGGCTCGGTGAGCATGGCGGTGCCGAAATTGGTGACCAATGAGAGCGTGCGGCTGGTTTCGTGGGCATGGCGCGCCGCGGCGGCGTTGATGGCCTTGAGCTCGGTCAGTTCGGCGCGCAGGGCGCGCAGCTCGGCGAGCATGGGGCCGATGCCTGGCATTTGCGCGTGCACGCCGAGACGCCCCCCGATGCTGGCGAGCGGCATGATGGCCTCGGGGCCCGCTTCGCCCATTACCGCGGTGCTGAATGCGGTCGGGCGCGCGACCACCGTGTTGGTGAACGCTGCGCCGGTCGCGAACGCGGGCACCGGTGCGCCTTGGATAGCGGAGATTACGGCGCGCAGCCCGTCCAAGGTGTTGTCTCCGGTCTCGTAGATTGCGTCGGAGATGATTTTTTCGGCCGAGAGCGCTGCAGACTGGATGGCGGCGAGGCTTCCGTCGATATCGTCCAGCAGAGCCAGCGAGGCGGACTCGTAGTTGGCCGGGGCTTCGTTTTCGAGGAGTTGCGCAACCGCGGTGCTCTGCGCTGTCATGCGGGCGGTCAAGCTCAGCCACTCGGCCCGGCTGGATGCCGAGTCGGCAAGCGACGCAACAAGCGGCGGCAGGAGTGCGGCCATCTTGTCGGCATAGCCGGCGCGGACGGCGCCCTGTGTGGAGAGTGCCATGCTGTAGTTGCGGTCGAACTCGATGCGTTGCTCGCGCAGGAGTTCGTCCGGTTCCATCTGCGCCCGGCGGGCATCGGTGATGGCATCGCGCAGGCGGGCGGCGCTCGCGACGAGCGTGTCGGCAAGCGCCCGTTGGCTCTCGTAGTAGCGCACCGTCTCTTCACGCAGTGCAGAGAGCCGATCCACCGCCACGCTGGCGTCGGCGGCGTAAGCGCGCAGGGCACGCCCGTATGCGTCCTGCTCTTTCAGCAAGGTTTTCTCGGCGGCCGACTGGGCCGCCTTGGCGGCCTCAAGCGCGGACGCGGCGCTCTGACGGTTTGCTGTGGCGGTGGCCAGGGCGGCGGACGCCTTGTCGAGAGTGACTTGCGCCGAAGCGACGGCGGCGTCGCGCGCTTTGAGGGTGGCGTTTCCGCCGCTGAGCGAGCCGACCAGATCTTGGTAGGATTGGCCGCTCATGAGCTGGTTGAGGGCGCCGAGCGCCTTCATGTTGGTCAGCGAGATCTGCCCGAACCCGGCCAGGCGGTTGGTGGCGGGATTGTAGGCGTAGGCGTCGTTTGAGAACTGCGTCGGACCGGATTTTGCGTTGGCATAGGCGCCAAGGGGGGCGAGCAGCTTGTACAGTTGTGCGGCCTGCGCTTGGTAGCGGCCGATTGCCGCATCGCGATCTGCGCGGCGGGCGGAGAGGCCCGCGGAGGCGAGCTCTTGCGCGGAGGTGGCGGCGCCCTCGCTGGATTGGGCGCGTTCGTACGCGAGTGTGGCCAAGCTGGTTTTGCTGTAGGCCACGCCGAGTGCCGTATTCGCGGCGATCGCGGCGGCGGCGCTGGGCAGGCTGACCTGAGCTGCTGCGATCGCGGCGGCGATCTGCTGCGCGGTCATCACCTTCGGCCCGCCCGTGATCGCTTGCGCGCTGGACGCGACGTCGGCGCGGGCGGATTGGATTTGCTGCAGCACGTCGGCCAGGGCGGCCGCGGCGGCCTTTGCGGCATTGAGCGCTGCTGCTGCCGCATCGGCGGCGGCACGCGCGGCGGCGTCGGCGACTTCGACGAATGCGGGAACCAGGCTGAGCAACTGCGCGCGCATGCGCGCTCCGGATTCGCGCGTGGCGTCCTGAGCGTCGATGAGCGCGCGCATCTGCTCTCGGGTGTCTGGCATGAGGACGCCGAGTTGCGCGAAGGCGTCGCCCAGCTCGCGGGCGCGGCGCGCGGCGCGTTGCTCGTCGGTGTCGAGTTGTTCGTACAGCGCGCGCTGTGTGGCCTGCAGCTCGACAAAGGCGGGGGCAAGCGCCATCAGCGCCTGATAGGCTTGCTGACCGCCCGAGGTGGTGACGTCCAGGCCGGCGATCAGCTTGCCGAGTGCTTCGGTGGTGGTGGGGATGGCGCCCAAGGACAGCGCATTCATCTGGCGGACAAGGGCGGCAGCGGAGTCTGCCAAGGCTCGCCCGGGCTGCGCGGCGGCGGTCAGCGCCCCCTCGATCTGCAGCATGCGCGACAACGCGACTTCCAGGGCTTCGCTCTCTTGCTGCAGGAGGTTCGCGCGCTCGATCGTGGCGGTGTCGTAACCGGAGACGAGGAGGTTGAGCGTGCTGACCAGCTCGGTGGCATCGCGAGCAGTGCCGCGCATATCGGTCTTGGCGCTGCGCCAAGCGGCGACAGTGGCTTGCGGCAGCGTGCCCTCATCGACCAAGTCGTTGAGCATCGCCTTGATAGCGTCCTCGCCATACCCGTAGTTCAGCGCGTTGCCCCCGTTGGCGACCCCGGCGCCCGGGGTGCGGAAGCCCAGCGTGCCCTCGGCGCGGTTGATCTTGAGGCGAGTGCCGTCCCGGCCCCCGGTCATGGCCGTGATGCTGGCGCTGATCCCGGCCAGCCCCGCGAACGAGCCAATCATCTGGGCCAGCTGTGCGGTCTGGTACCTGGCCTCCTGACCCGGGTCCTTCTTGCCCGTCATCGAGCCGATGTTGCTCAGGGCGCCCGAGGTCGGGTTGACGGTGGCCCAGGACGCTTTGTCCGATGGCTTCTTGTCGAATACGCCGAACAGGGATGCGACCGCGAGGCCGACAGCGCCCCATGGAAGTGCGGCGCCAAGCGAGGCGCCCAGCCCCATCGCGCCGCCGGCGCCGGCTGTCGTGGGGCCGGCGAGGCCGGCGGCGAGTGTGCTGCCCTTGAGGCCGGCGCCGAATGCCGACAGCGCCGACGAGCCAAATAGACTGCCGGCCGAGGCGGCGAGCCCGCCGAGCGATGCGGTGATGCCGCCGGTGACGGCGCCATAGAGCGTCTGCAGGTTGCTCGCCGCCCCGAGGGCGCCACCCAGCCCGCCGCCCTGCCCTGCTCCAGCGAGGCCCATGGCGCTGGTGATGCCGCCGGCGACCGGCTGCACGACGGCTTGGATGATCGGGCGCAGCACCATGGAGCGGAACAGGCCTTCGATGTACTCGGCGCCGGATTTTCCGCCTTCCATGAGGGCGTCGATGAGCGACTTTTCGATCGCGTCGGCGGTGCGCTGCCAGTCTTGGGCAGCCTGGGCGGCGGCGCGCTTGTTGGCGTCGGCGGCTTCGAGTCCGGTGCTTGCTTCGGCGATGCGGCGGCGCGCTTCAATCTCGCGGTCGAGGGTGCTCAGATAGGCCTGCGTGGCGCCGTTGGCGGCAGCCAAGGCGCGGACCTCTTCGTAACGCGCGAGCGTCGTGCGCTCGATCTGGGACTGGGTGAGGCCGTAGTTTTGCAGTTCGGTCTCGAGGGCGAATGCGCGGGCTTCGAGTGGGCCGACCACCGAGGCGACCGCTTTGCCGTAGGCGTCGGCGTCCTGTGCGGCTTGCTTCATGGCGGGTTGCTGGGCGAGCAGGACGGACTGCGCGGTGGTGAGGTCCTGGAGATTGATTGCGCCGGTCTTGTAGGCCTGCCCGAGTTGCGCCCACTTGGCGTAAAAGTCGCGCGAAAGCCCCGCCGATTGACCGAGCAGCGACGCGGCGAGCTCACGCCCTGCCTCTGCTAGCCGCTGCGTTTCGGCGGCGTGGGTCTTCGCGGCTTTCGCGGCTTCATCGGTCTCTTTTTTCGTACGGACGTGCCCTTTTGCCATGCGTTCGAGTGCGTCCGAAAGCGCGGCGGAGGCCGCGGCGGCGTCGGCTTCGCCATTGACGAGGTCGCGCAGGGACTTCGCCAAGGTCTGGGCCGCTTCGTTGCCGGTGAGCAGTTTTGTGCCGACTTGGCCGAATACGGCGCCTACGTCGGCACTGCCCTCGCGCAGCGACTTCATGAGCGGCTGCAGCTCGCGGGCGACGGCGAGCGTGACGCCAAGGTCTTCTGCGATCACATCGGTCGTCGTCTTGCGGTGGTCGAAGAATCCACCGATGCCGACGTCTTTCACGGATTCGCCAAGGGCCTTGCGGGCCGCGAGGCGCTGCGTCTCGATCAGTGCCTGCTGAAACTTCAGCTGTTCGATGGTCGCGGCGCGGGTGGCGCCACTGGCGGCGTTGAACTGCTCGTACAGCCCTTCCATGTCGAAGCTGCGCACCCCACGGCCGACTTGGCTGATCGCGTGGTCGACGCCGGACATGGCGTCCTTGAGCGACGCTGCGCCGCCGGCAGCATCGCCGAACAACTTCACGAGGTTGGGAAGCAGCGCGGCGACCACCCCCATTGCAGCGCCGGCCGCGCCGAAGCCGGCCAGCAACTGCGGCAGTTGCATCGACAGCGCGGTGGTTGCGGCCACTCCGCCGTTGGTCTGGACGATGAAGTCCTGCAGCTGGTACGAGAGGTTCTGCATGCCGCCGCGCATGTTTCCGCTGCTGCCTGTCACGCGCTGCTGCGCCGACTCCAGCTGGCGCAGGTTGGCCAGCAGCGGTTCGAACTTTGCGCGGTCGAGGCCTTGCGCGTCGATCTTGATCTCGACCTTTTGCGAGGCGGTCTTGCCCAGGCTTTCGAGCTGCGCGGTGGCGCGCTTGATGGATGCGACGATCTTGCCTTCGGCGCGAGTGAATCCGTCGGCGCTCTGCTGCGCGGCGCTGCCGATGCTGTCGACGGCGTCGCTGGCCTTGGCCGATGAGCTCGCGACCTGCTGCGACATCTGGCCGGCCTTTTGCCCGACGCGATCGAAGGCGCGTTCGGCGCCCTCGCTCGACATCTCTACTACGCCTTGCAGCTTCAGATCGCTCACGGTTTCGGGTCCTCAGTCTTTGCTGCGCATGGCGGCGAGTGCGGCGGTTTCCATGGTGCGCACGTCGTCGAATGTTCGCTGCCACTCGTCATCGCTCGGGCAGCGCCGGTCGAGCAGCGGGTACAGGGCTTCGTAGCGCAGCCCGGTGGGGCCGCCCATGCCGGCGGCCCATTGGGTGCCGAGTTGCGCAAACAGGGCGAAGGTGGGCCAGTTTTCAGGCCACACCTCGACGGATTGGTCTGTGGCGGCGATCACGCCGCGCAGGAAGGGGTTGGCCGCGTCCGCCTGGTTGTCGGGCGCATACAGGGCGGCAGCGGCCTCTCTCAGTTTCCCAGGCGGCCTTCGACGATCGCGAGGCGGTAGGCTTCCATGATCTCGGTGGCGGCGCCGGGGAGTTCGTCGCAGAGCTGGGCCGCAGTGTCGCGGGTGAGCACTTCGTCGAGGTTCCAGCCGTCGAGCACGTCGAGCAGGTAGGCGGCGTTCTTGTCTTTGGTGGCGTCCATGATCTGCGCAACGGACAGGTCGGCGCCGGCGGCGCCGTTCTGGCGGGCGTCATGGGCCATGCCATCGATGAGACGACCGAACTCGGAGCGGGTGCGGTACTTGAAGGTGCATTCGATGGAGCCTTCGCCGCCTTCGATGAGGCCGAACTTGACGATGCGCTTGAAGTTCTTCGGGCGGTTGCCCAGCTTGATGCTTGCCATGGTGGTGTCCTGGTGGATGGGGGAGCGCCCTGCCCGCTCCGGCGGGCAGGTGTGGCGGAAATCAGGAGTCGTAGCTGATCGAACGGCCGAGGATGGTCATCGCCGCGTTGACGGTGTTGGTCTGGTTGTTGTTGAGGCCCGGCATTTCGGAGACGCTGAGGTAGCCGTAGCCGTACGTGACGGCGCCGCCGCTGATGACCTGCTTGAATGCGACCTTGCCGAGCGAGCGGCTGATGCCGAGCATTTCCTTGTAGGTGGCGTTGGATGCGTCGTGGCCGAGCGAGAGGGTGACGCTGGTGGCGTTGAAGCCGGTGGGGATGCGCAGTGCGTTGCGCTTGGCCAGCGGGGCGACGTCGGTGAAGCGGGGGTCGCCGCCCGAGGCGCTGATGGTGAGCACCTGCGGGATGGCCTTCCAGGTGCTGATCTTCTGCGCGGTGCCGATGCCGGAGCCAGCGGGGTAGAAGTTGTTGTTGGAGGCGTCGAGCCCGAGAATCCGGAAGCTGTTGACGTCGACGACCTCGACTTTGAAGACGGTGTCGGTGGCGTCTTCCCAGCCGGAGTTGAAGAGGATCTCGTCGCCGGTGGCAAAGCCGTGTGCCGTGCAGGTGGCCACGGCCGGGTCGGTGTTGGTGACGGCGGTGATGGTCTTTGCGGCCGCAAAGGTCTTGCTGTACTGCTGGGACGAGCCCTCGGGGAAGTAGTAGGCCATTTGGCGTGCTCCTGTGATTTGCCCGCAAGGGGCGGATGGGTTGCCTGGCGTGCGTCAGGCGGTGCGGGCCCTTGCGGGCAAAAAAATGCCGGGCGAGCCCGGCGGGTGGCGCAGGGGGCCCGCGCTCAGCGGGTGGCCCAGATGCTGTAGCGCTGAATCGAGCCGTAGAGGCCGGTGACGGGCTCGAAGGTGGACATCGCCTCGCCTTGCGGCCGGGCCACAAAGTGGGGCGAGGCGGCCAGGGTGTCTTCGATGCTGCGGATAAGCGTGGTCGCCTGGATGCGTGTGTGCGCCCAGGCGTTGATCTGCAGGAGGGTGTTGCGCTTGTCGGCCGCGGTGTTGTCGAGAAAGCGCGCGACTTCGCCGCCGAGGGCCTGCCAGGTGATGTAGGGGCGCGGGGTGCCGGGCGGGGCGATGTCGGGGTGAACGTTGGGACATAGGGCGCGCAAGTGGGCGTCGAGGTGCTGTTCCATGCTCATGCTTGGGTGACCTCGTCGATGTAGCGCTGGCGGATCGTCTTGAGTACCTGCGAGCGGGTTTCGGCGACGGCGCGCGCGATGAAGGAGTGCGCGGGGGCGGCGCTGGTCCCGAGCTCGACCATGGCGCCGTAGGGGGCCTTGGTGGCGTTCCAGGAGATGTGATAGACGGCGTTGTCGAGAAAGCTGTTGTCCTTGCTGAAGGCCTGGTAGATCGAGTCACGCAGGGTGCCGGGCGGGTACGGGCCGTAAACGGCATGGGTGCCGTGGAACATGTGGGGCGCATCGGAGACCGGGGCGAGTTGCTTGGCGCGGTCGTAGATGAGCTGCGCGCCGGCCTGGGCTGCAGGCCGGTTGGCGGCGCGCAGGCGCTGGAGCTCGAGCTGCAGGTCTTGCTTGAAGCGGACCGTGTTGATGCTGATCTTCAGGCCCATCAGCGCACCGTCTCGCAGACTAGGTCGATGAAGGCGCCGGCGGGGTCGGGCAGAACGGCGGTGATGTCGTAGGTGGCGCCGCCGTGCCGGACGCGCATGCCGGCGTCGATCCCCGCTAGCCAGCGGATGCGGATCGAGGCGCGCACCGTGGAGACGTCTGCACCGGCCTTGATGGCCTCGAGGCCGGCGAGCAGGCGCACGTCGGCCCAGCGGGAGGCGACCCACTCCCAGGCCTGGACGGGCTGGCCCCAGGCGTCGGTACCGGGGGCGCGGCGCTCGATGTCGATGCGCTGGGACAGCGTGCCGGCAGCGGGCGTCATGCAAACCGTTCCATCAGGCAGTGGGTGAGCTGCTCGTCGTTAGCGTCGGCAGGGGCGGTAACCTGGTAGGCACTGCAGCGGGTGCCGTCCGGCAGGGCGACCACTGCGCTGATGGTCCAATTGCCGGTTTCGGGGTCGAAGTGCTTGTCTTGGATCGTGACCATGATGTGCTCCTCAGGGCGCGGTGTAGCCTTGCGCGTTGACGTAGACCTGCGCACCGGTAGTGATGCAGGCAAAGTTGAGTGCGGCGTTTGCAGTGGTCTTGAGCGGGTTGTAGAAGGCGATTTCAACAGGCTCGGTCATGGATGCGCTGAGGTGCCCGCGCCACAGCACGGTGGCGCCGTCCTTGATCACCACCTCGGTGGCGGTGGCACTGATGTTCTTGAGGTCGATCGAGGTGATGTACCGTCGTAGTCCCGTGCCCGCAGCTGCAGCTAGGACGACGTCCGTGGTGTTGGTGATGCCTCCGGCGGCGCTGGCGTAGCTCCATTCCTGCTCCGGGATTTGCCACGGGCGCACGATCTGTGCGCCTTGGGTGGTCGTCACGAAGTCCGCGACGTCGCCGGTGGCGACGGCGGTGTAAGGTGCCGTCACGGCACGACCGGCATTAATGATCGGGGCCGTCGTGCTGCGGGCGCCATCGTGAGCGACGGGGCCGACGGCGATTGCGGTGCCGCCGGCGAGCGTGACGCCGATTCCTTGCCCGGCCGCAGCCTGGCCGCGGCCGGCGGTGATCTCTGCAGTGAGCTCGGCATAGTCCTGGACGCTGACGAACTGGACGGTGGCGGTGGTGGACGAGACCGGTGGGACGGCACTGTTGACCCAGCGCAGCCGGATTTTGTAGGTCGCATTGGGATCGGGGATCTGCTGATGCCGACGGAAGCTGTAAGTGCGAGCCAGCGTGCTGTCCATCGTCGCCGTGTGAAACCACGCTTCGTCCGCAAACGGCTCGAGCTCATAGACGCCGCCGGGCGCTGCGCTACTGGTTGTGGTCACGGCAGCCGAGATGAGCGGAGCGAGACCGCCGTTGCCGACGCGGTACTTGGCCTGCGTAGCGCTCGTGCCTTCGAATTGCCATCCGATTGTGTGCAGGCCATCCGGAAGCCCGGTTTCGGGATCGACACTGACGGCCTCGAGGTAGAAGGCCTGGTCCGCGATGCGCTGTGAGAGGGCAATATTGCTCTGCACGCGAAACGGGACCGAAAAGGTCTCCTTGGTCATGATCCAGGTTTCCGCGAGTGCGGTAATGCCGGAGCTCATGACCAGTGTGCCAGCGCTCGTGACAATGCTGCCATCGGCAGCGGCCGCGGAATCCCAGCGGGCGGTGTCGAGCGATGCTGCGGCAAACGAGTCGCGAAACTTCTTCTGTACGGATTTGACCTTGAGCATGTCGTCTTGCAGGTCGTACCCGGCGATGATGTCGGCGTGCGTTCCGTCCGGCATGCCTTTGAGACGCTTCTGAATGCCGTTCAGCACGGTATAGATGATGTCGGGGAGTGGCATTGCGGGGTCCTTGGGTCAGGCGTTCCAGATTCGGTAGCGGTCGAGCAATCCGTCGACGTAGGGCATGGCAGCGGCGTATTCGCCAGGGCCGGCGGACTCGCGATTGCGGTACCAGTGGCCCACCTGCAGGAGGATCCATTGCTTGATCGACGACGGGCAGGCTAGGCCATAGCCGGCGGTGTATCGCACGGTGACCGCGTCCGCGCGGGCTGCGGTGGCAGGCCAGGGCTGTCCGTCGGGATGGATGACGCGGGCGGGTTCGCTGTGCGCATCGATTCGGTAGGCGGTGGCATGTAGCGTCTGTGGCGCGCCTTCCGCATCGATGTACTCGATCGTCTGCAACACCAGCAGCGGCGGCCAGGGCAGCAGGATGTCACCCGCCGGAAAGCCGTCGCGCTGGTGCCGCCATGTGCATCGGGCGATGCTGCGCCCGGTGTGTTGCTCCGCCAGATCGGTGGCTGCGGCGATGAGGGCGACAATCAGGCCGTCCTCGTCCATGTGCTCGACCCGCAAATGAGCCTTGGCGGTCGCGAGATCGACGGCTTGTTCATCGATGGTGTCGCGGCGGGTGTTCATGTCGGCGGAGCGTCAGTCTTGCGTGGCTTCGGCGACGGCCGCGGGGTCGAATTGCCCTTCGCGGGTCAGTTGCTGGGCCGCCGCCGCGGGAATTTCGCCGAAATCGCCGCAGCGCAGGCCGTGCAGCGGCAGATCGATCAGGGCGCGCCCGTGCACCAGATCCTCTCCTGCGCCGGCGGCATTTCCCGCGGGCGGGTCGCCGGCTTGCTCGGAGGTTGTCGGTGCGGGCGTCTGCGCGTCGGTCTGGTCGGCAGCTGCGGGGCGCGAGTTCTTGGTCATGTCGAATTCCTCGGGACGATAGGGATTGGGGCCGGCCAGGCCGCCCCCATTTCAGGCATCAGGTGGCGGAGTTGGCGTAGTACTTCACGGCACCGCCGACATCGGTGTAGTTGCCGCCGGCGCGAGCCCACAAGTTGAAGCCCACCTGCCCTTTCTTGGCATAGGCGGAGTCGGTGTAGCGCTGGAACTCGGTGGCCGTCAGGACGTCGCGGATGATGTAGGGCGTGAAGTCACCGAACAGGATCGACTTGGCGTTGGCCGCCATGACCGGCATGTGGTTGTTGATGGAGACGGGGTAGCCGAGGATGGTGTCGGGCGCCTTGCCGCCGAGCCCGTCGTAGCCGGGAATGAAGATGGGCCGGCCGGTGGTGTCCTTGAGCTTCTTGACGACCTTGAAGGAGCTGTCGTGCATCATCCAGCGGCAGCGGCCGAGCTCGCGGTAGCCGTAGTCGACGGCGTGCTCGAGGTCGATGAGATCGTCGACGGTGACCGTGAGGGTCTGCCCGGTGGGGCCGACCTTGCCGGCGGTGGCGGCCGTGACGATGCCCTTGGGCTGACCGGTGCCGGTGCCGATGGTGAAGTGCTTGTTGGTGATGCGCCCGACGCGGGTGGTGCAGCGGGTGTTGACGAAGGCCTCGATGTCGATCACCGCGTCCTGCAGCAGCTCGATCGGCACGGTAACGACCTTGGACGAGTACTTGTAGACGGGAATCGGCGTGGTGCCGAAGGTGATGTCGGCATCGTTCGCCGACGCGTTCTGCGCGATGATCTCGCCCTCTTCCGCTGTGCCATCGCTGTTGGGGAAGTTGATTTCCTGGCCGTTGCTGGTCTGCAGGACGGTGGCCACGGCACGCATGCCACCGAAGGACTTGAGGGCGTCCGCCACGGCCTGCGCGATCTCGGAGGCGACGATGTAGCCGCCCTCGCTGGGCGTGCTGGTGCTCATGGTGTTGCGGATGACGGCCCAGTCTTCGGCGGAGAGGGCGCGGTCGCCCTGGCGCATCCAGGTGGCGAAGAGCTGGCGGGCGCGGGTGGCTTGGGCCGGGGTGGCGCCGTTGGCGCGGGCGCGGTGGGCGGCGGCATCGCCGAGGGCGTTGGCCTGGTCGTCTTCGACCAGCAGGTTCATGGTGCGCTCGATGCGGTCGACCTGGTTCTTGAGGTCGTCGATCTCGGCGAGGCCGGCGTCGTACTGCGCTTGCTGCTCGGCGCCCCAGGTGGTGTTCTTGTCCTCGACCAGGGCCTTGATTTCGCGGGCGCGGGCGGCGATTTGCTCCCGCAGGGCTTGGATGCTTTGTGCCATT